CGTCAGGTCCTCCAAGGCCGCTTCCGAAAGATCAGCCGCCGTCGTCATGACGTTGGACTGGTTGCCGCCGGTCGTGGTCGGATGAGCCGAGTTGACCAGGGAAACGCCGTCACCGCCGGTAAACGAGCTGTTGAAGGCCCGATTATAGACGTTGGCGAGAACGTTTTCCTTGGTCTGACGCATCGAGAAAGCGAGCTGCTTCGCGCGCCGCTTCGAAACCACCTCATAGAGGTCATCGCGAAGTTCTTCAAAGGTCACGATATAACCAAGCGCGTAAGCGACATGGGTGTACCGGGTAACGGCGCCCTGGATTTCGGTGTCGTAATTGATCGCGGTGCCCTGGTTCTTGATCGGAGCCAGGCCGAAACCACTGATCTCGACATCCTCTTCATAGGCTTTGTCCGACGTTTCCTTGTCGAACAGGTCAACCCACTCTTCCGGGTGCTCGGTGTACGAACGGCCCCACCATTCCTTGATTCCCGGCCATAGTGCTTTGGGATGATTGCCAGTAGAAATAACAGCCATTGGTCAATCCCCCTTATACGCCGGCAATCAGGTTTGCGAAGCGTGAGTTATTCAGCTTCACAAGCCATTTTGCGTTCATGTTGGTGTTTGCCGTGGCACCGATGGTGTTATCGGCCTGTTGCAGCGGCATGATGATTTTCACGTCAAGCGTGTTCGTGGTCGCCACGGTGGACGCCGCCAACTGCCAGCCCGAATAGCCCGTGGTGGTCGAACCCGCACCCGAAACGAGGTTCGCGTTTTTACCAGCCCAGAGTTTCGGAGCGGTTGCCTGTGCGCTTGCATCGTCCTGAACCATATGGATCAGGTTCGGATCGTCAGCGACCAGGATGTATTGATTGGTCGATGCGAGATGGTAGGGACTCAAATCGCGAGTAACCGCAATCGGAGGCTGGCCACCATCGACAATACCCATGATCACGCCCAAGACGGGCGAGCCAACGGTAGCAAGCTGAACGGCGGGAATGCCGTTGGCATCGTTAGAGCCGGAAACGATGTCAACGGGGTCGCCGACAAAGAGCGCAGTCGCGTAAGACGACGGGACGTAGTACATATTCGCTGAGCCGCTGTAGGGAGCGCCCCAGATGTAGCGATAGGGGATCAAGCCCCTAGTCACGATTGCGTTTGCCATAAGAAGCTCCTAGGCAATGATGAATGTCGCGGGACTAAGCCTGCGGATGAATTTAGTTGCCCTGGCGGATTGAGATGCCCTGCGAAGGGACATAACCGCTGTCAGGACTTTCGAACTTGCCACGACGCATCATTTCTTCCTTCTCTGCGATGTGGTCCTGTTCGATCTTCATATCTGCCTTGTACCATTCCTCCGGAATCTCCATGAGAAACGCAGTCTGCGCCCCGCCACCCTCGGCGGTGCCGACGACGCGGCTCACGTTCTTGCCGTCTTTATCTTTGACGTGCTCGTATCCCGCCTCTGCGGCGCGCTGAACGCGGCCGGGGATGTCGTTAAACCAATGACCGTGAAAGCCTTGGCGAATTTCGTGGGCAAGCTTGAGCTGCATTGAGCCGAACGGCTTGCGCTCTGGGCGCTTGGGCAGATCGCTTGGTGAGGCTTCTTTTGCCGCTTCGTGAAATACGGGCGGATTGATTTTCTGTCTAATACCTTCGTGCATATTATTTTTCCTCAAGTTTCCCATTCGTAATCTTTGACGTACTTGTCCTTGGTGTAGCCGGGGATGGTCTTGCAGAACTTGTCGCAAGCCTTCTTGGCTTCCACCGGTAGATCGTCATAAGTCCTGCCCTGCTTCTTGCGGGGCTGCGTAATGCCTCCAGGCTCGTTCACAGTGCTTGCGCCTTCCCGCTTGGGGTTGATCCCGAATTTGTCGGGGAATCGCTCCATGGTCTTCTGCTTGGTTTCTGCGAGCAGTTCAGACTTGCTCTTGCCGGGAAATTGCTTTTCAAGATCGCCGAACACTTCAACCGAATAGGCCCGCAGCGAAGGGGATTTGTTGAACCACTCGTTTTCGCCGATCCACGATTGAATGGCTGGATCAAGCTGCGGTTCGTCCTTTTTGATCTCTGGCTTGGGCGCAACGGGCGCCTCTAGCTGGTCAATCTCGCGCTGGGCCTGTCGTGCGGTGTTAACATCCGCCGTTTCAATCGCTGTGTCGCGCTTGGCCTCAAGCTCGGCCTTGGCCTTCTTGTAGGCCCGCTCTTCGGCCTTGGTCGCGAACTCGGCAAATTGAGCGAATGTCCTTTCTTGATCCGCAAGCCGCCGTTCAAGCTTGGTCATGCCATCGTGTAGGCGGTCGTTGTCGCGCTTGAGCAGCGGGAGCATCGTCTCGCCGCGCTCAAGGAATTCTTCTGCCGACCTGTGCTTGTCGGGATCGCCCTTGAAATCTTCTTTTGGAACCCAACCCAAACGGCGGGCGCGGGCCTCGGAATCGGACACAACGGTATCGCCGCCGGATTGCTCCAGCGTTTCTGTCTCAGCCATGATTTTTCCTGATGTTACTTGCGGACGCCGCCGATGCACTTATCGTCAACTAGACGATATTCCACGCCGTCATCGCCCAAGATGACCTTGCCTGCATAGATATCGAAGAACACGCGATCACCGGCCTTTGGCTTTGTTCCGCCAAATGGCCTGGTGCGATCAAAATTCCAGGTGAAGGCGTCCTCGCCTAATTCGACAATGACGCCGGACGAGGCGGACAACTGGGTGCGCTCGATAACATTATCTGGCAGTTTGAGCGTGCCGGACGATCCCGCCGCAATATCGGGCCGGATCAGAACGCGGTCGCCAATGGGATGACATCCAGAATCATTCTTGCCGAAGAACGGGGCCGGGATATACTCAGCCCTGCGGACTGACAGGACTTTCGGATTCAGTGCCATCGTTTTCCTTTTCCTGATAAAATATCTCGATCGCCTCAAACGGGAGGTCGATCATTTCCTGTAGTTCAATGATTTGGCCGCGAATGGCCTGACTCGGCTCAGTGCCGTTTAGCCACATTTCCTGTGCAGTGGTTTTTAGAAACGCCTGCTTTGCAATGAGGTAGTCAAAGAACCACCTTGTTACGGGCTCGTGTTTCCAGAGGCCGTATTGTTCTTTGGTCAAGCGTTATGTTCCGCCGCAAATCCAGCACTCGGGCTAACCCGCCCATTCCCATCCGGGTCAGCCTGTTGCATCTGGTTGTCAGTGCTGGGCGGTATACCGCTTGGAATCGTCGCTGGATGCTGCATTGGAGGCGGCGGCGGACCTTCACCGCCCGGCTTTGTCGTGCCATCAGCGCCCTTTACAGGGGCAGTAGCGGCCTCAAATTGCGTCTGCCATGCCGTCAATTGTGCGTTCAGCCATTGAATATGCTGGTCGCCGGCAACCGCGTCGGCTTCGGCCATTGACTTGATCGCCGAGGCATAGGCTGCAAATTCCTGGCCGCGCTTCAGCTTGATACCGGCCTGGATTTCCTGCTCCTTCTGGTCCATCTCCATGCCCTTGATGGCAAGAACAGGATTCGGCGGGGTTTGCTGGACAATCAGCTTTTCAATCTGATCAATGTCCGCAGCCTTCAAGGCCCGCGTAAGAATCTCAACCCCGTTCATGTTGGGATCGTTCCGGAAGCCGAGCAGGAATTGCGCCCTACCCATCCTCTGCATGTCGGAAACCATCGTGGGATCGGACACGGGCTCAACACCAGCCCCCAAAACATAATCCTGTTTAAGGATTGTCTTCCAGGTATCGCCGACCTTGTACTGTGACCGCTCGTCGCCATAAACGCGGTTCAAGCGATAGAGCTTGTTCAGTTCGGATTTCAAGGCCCGGTGAACGCGCTTGTAGATCGCCGTGAAAACCTTGAGGCCCTGTTCAATCAGCGCAAGCGTTGTCGTCGCCGGCACATTGGCTGAATTCTTCTGATCGCCGGTCAGAACGTCTTTTACGGCGGCGATCTCTTTACCGGCCTCTACCAAGAAGCCGAGTAGTTCGAACAGGACAGCGCTGGGACCGGCCGCAGGGAACGGAACGATGTTATCCTTGATCGAGCCACCCGTCATGTTGACAGTCTTGTATTCTCCCAACTGGAACCGGATAGCGCCAGCGTTCATCGATAGGCCCTTGCCTATGAATCCTCCGCCAGCGTTCTGTAACGTTCCAGCATCGAGTAGTTGATTGAGGACGGTGTTTATTGACT